TAGCGTATGTTCGTGCGTCCGGAACTCCGGTATTTTCCTATGATCTGTCAGCCGCGACGGATAGACTTCCAGTTGCGTTCCAGGTACAAGTCCTTCGATCCCTAGGGATCCAGTGGGCTTATAACTGGGCTGCGCTTCTGGTTGCTCGACCATGGTATCTTAAAGGTAAGGCCGTATTTTATTCTGTTGGTCAACCTATGGGGGCTCTGTCCTCATGGGCGATGTTAGCTCTTTCGCACCATATTTTGGTGCAAATTGCTGCTTCGCGATCTGGTTACCAGGGTTGGTTCCCGCATTATGCCTTGCTTGGTGATGATATTATCATCGCTGATCGGGGTGTGGCTGGAAACTACCTTACGCTGATAGGGTCTCTCGGGGTTCCGATCAATCTCTCGAAGTCATTCGAGATGGAGACGGGAACCTGCGAGTTCGCTAAGCGTTGGATTCATCCTGACTTCGGGGATATTTCCCCAATGAGTCCTGGATTAATCCTTGGTACAGTTCGTAATCCTCGGATGATTGCGACCCTCCTCCAAGATTCTCTTGGTAGAGGTTACATCTTTCCCACACGTGTTTGGCGAGATCTGGTTCGGTTTCTTTCGATGTTTCGAAGCCGTAATTGGCTTAAAACACAATTGAAACCGATCCTTTCATCGGCATTTGGACCAACAGGGGAGATGTGGAAAACTGCCAGTGGGCCTTATTTCAAGGCTGCCTGGACCGAGTTATTCCACCCACTGATGGCGAATAAGGTCGACTTTCTCATCGAAACTTTGTTTCGTGGGATTGCCGAACACCAGAAGCGTCCCCCTTCGGAGGAAGATCTGATGAACCAACTGCGCTCCAATTTTTGGAAGCGGTCGGTCTTATTCGGGTCTGGCCTTTGGGGGTGGATCTCTTCACCCTTGTTGATTATTTCACCTGCCTTCTGGGTCTATTATGACCTGGCTACCCGGGCCAAAGATGCCATTTCGGAATATCAGACAAAGTCCAATTATCTCGACAATGTCTTGACATCCGAAGGCTGGTTCTTTGTGCCTGGAATGGAACTTGAAACCAAGGCTGACGCCTTGGATAGAGTTGTGAAGTCAACCTTTGACCCTGGTCTCCTTGAGTGGGACCGGTTACAGGCAGAGAAGATGGTTGCAGCCCACAAGCGGTTGTTCGAATCGGTAGATAAGTATCTATCGGATAAGGAACAACTTGCTCAGTGGATTGCCACTAACTCGTCTCCTGTTGAGGCCGTGATTGAACCGCTACGTTTCCATAGCTATCCTCCACTGTACTCGTTAGTCCCTTTAGGATATTGGGGGTACCGTCCTGCAGTAAAACCTGCAATTCGGATCCTCGATATCCCTCAATCGG